GAATAATTTTACCTAATTGTATCTGTTGCGTTAAGTACGCCTTATCGAAAGTTTCTGTTTCTGTGTCTAGTGACCAGTCTGGTGTTGTCAAAAAGAATCCGTTAGGTATTCCAGTTTCAACAAAACATTCGATTGTTCCAGTCCCCATTCTTTCAGTCGCACAAACTTTATAACCTGTTAATGTTGCCATTTTTTTATTGTATTAAATTGTTTTTATTATAATTAATTTTTAATAAACAGTTAGAATTGACTTTTGCTTCAAAGTCTAAAACGATGGCGTCCCAAAAATCAAAAGTTTTATTTCTATCGCTTCCCTCAAAATCTTCAGGTAGTCCGTATTGCGGGTACTTTGTTTGAGTAAAAAAGTTAAAAACGTTACTTGTTTTTGTAACTAAATCAATTGTATTTGCTTTTACTAATGATTGTTTTATTAACTCAATGTAAGGATTTAAATAAAGCTTATAAGTATATTGGTTACGTTCATCGTTAAATTGATTAACATTTTTATTGTTCATCGCTAAAATTAAACTCAAATTACATTTAGTATATCGGCTAAAAATATCTTCGGTAAACGGCATTACTAACCATATTAACGGATATGTAACGGCGTTGTTTTCAGATCGTTTTTTTAAAACTTTTAAAAGTTCTTTGTGTGAACCATAACCAAAGGTTAAAGGGAACGATTGACCAGGATCATTAATATTATTTGTTTCCTCTGGTAAATCATACGTTCCTATGGTATCAAACAATTCTTTTAAACGTTCTTCCACTACAATCATATCCCAAAACTATTTTTATTTTCTAATCTAGTAAAACGCCAGTCATTATAATTTTCTTCGTTGTGTAGTAAAAAATGATATAGTGAAACATTTCCAGTATTGTTATATGTTCCGCAATAATCTTTAATTAATACACCGTTATTATAATAAAAGTTTCTGTTATGGTAATGGTGTTCATTGCCATACAAATTAATAAACTTCTGATAAGCTTTTACACTTCGATTAATTGCCGATGTTTTAAATGCGTTTGCTGCGTCTGGTGCAACGTTACCAACATCTGATAAATAACTTTGTTGTTCGTTAATATATCGGTGATATACATAATACGCTAATAAAGAAAAATTTCTGTTCCCTATTTGGTATTTTATACCTTTCCAAAAATATTCAACACCGCTTTTGGTATAGGTTGCGCCATCCATTAAATCAAACCATTTTTGATTAGCTCCTGGATTAACGATTCCGTTTCCGTCGGTGTTTCCGATAAAGTTATTATATAGCTTTTGACCTAAAGCAAAAACAAGCGCTTCTTCTTCAAATTGATCGATAAAGGTTTGAAAGTTTTCTGTTCCCCCACCAATTGACGACGACGTCACCCCGACATTCGGTACTGTCAATTCACCAATATAATAAGACGCGCTTGTAATACTCATAACTGTTTTATTTTTACTTTACTTCTTTTGCAATTTTGTCTTTTATTAATTGCTCACCCATTACAACATGAGGGTTTATAATTTGCCCTTTTTTATAATGTTTCGTGTCACTAATGACTTCTAAATTAATGCGATCCCCATACTTGATTTTTCTTTCGGCTTTCGCGTTTCTTTTTAACATTTCTTTTGAATTCATGGATTTTTTATTAATTTTTGACATAATTAAAAGATTAAAATTTTATTAAGGGGCTACTTCTACCGCTTCAATTGCTGTTAATATTGTGGAAATATCATCGAAAATAATACTACCTGTGTCGCTGATCGGTAAATATGTACCCATAAAGGCTTCAAGTTTACGAGATTGTAGGTTTTTACTAAAATCATCGTTTTCCCAACCTTCATAATACATAACATTCTCACTAATAACAACTTTGAATCGCTTTAATTCTCCTAAAAGAATTTTATCCGCATCAATTTTGTTTGTGAATACTATTCTAACCTCTCCAACTTGGCGACCGTCAGGCGTTACAAATGGCGGTGCGATATAGTCACCCTCAGAATTTTTGATACCTTTCATTTGTGCCATCCAAACGGTGTTCAAAACACAGGTCAATTCACCTTTAAAGTTGTTTAATCTTACATAAGTAGCAACTGACATTATTACATCCCAGATATTAGCATCTGTGTAATAGTTAGCTAAATTTGTAGGAACTACAAAAGGCGAAGCAAGCGTCTGAATACCTGCAAGATTTGGCCCAACTCCATCACCAGAACTAACCCCGTCGTCAATTTTTTGTTCAACTAATTCTGTTGCATGTCGTCTAAAATCGCTTACTACACTTGGCGCGTGCATAATTAAACGGTTTGACATTTTCCAACGTAAAGCAACTTCCTTCACTTCGGTTTTGCTTTCTTGGTATTCCGCGTCAACTAAAGGTTTTAAGTCTCCTTCATTAATGAATTCAGCGTCACCCTCTTCATTTACTCGATCAACATACCAAATGTTTTCAGTTCCCGCTGCGTCTGCGCCTTGGATTACTTCGACTAAAGGTAAAATGTAATTATCTGGCTTTGGTGCTTGATGAATTTCGGTGTCAATAAAGTTACCGAACAATTGATTAAAACCATCTGGCACATTAGGGATTACATTTGCCGTAGTCATTAAGGCCGCTACTTTAATTTCTAAAGTGTCAAATCCTTGTTTTCTACTTTTAACTGAATCTTTAACGTTTTCACGTTTCATAAATTCAATTAATTGCCCTTCCTTCTGTGATGGTGTACCTTCTTCTTTCATAGCTGTTATCTCTAAGCCTAAATTTTTAACCTGTTCGGTTAACTCGTTAACTTTTTCTTTGTCGGCTGCAGTATCTAAAAGATTTTTTAAACCTTCAATATTTAGGTTTTCTAAACCTTTTAAACCCTTAAGAGATTCCGAAAGTTTTTCATCGATCTTTGCGCCTGTTTTTTCTTCTAATTTCTCAATAAGCGCGTCAAATTCTTCTTGTTTCATTGTTAAAATAATTAAATGTTCTTAATTGCGTCCATTAAATTAAATTGTTTAGTGTCACTTGGTGACGGCTGTAAAGTGTCTTTTATTGACGGCTTTTGATTTATTAATTCGTGGATCATTTGTTTAATTTGCTTAGATTGATATTCAAATTCAAACATAGTTTGATCTGTATATCTACCTTTTTGCAAAGCTTTTGTTATTTTATTGTAACGTTTAAAAATGTTAATTAATTGTTCTTCTTTGTTCGCACCTTTAACACCTAAATTTGGCGTTAATTCATTGGCTCCGACCATTACAGTACTATATTCAAACTGCATTGATTCCTTTTGCAACCATAAGCAGCCCATCATTTCGGCCTCTTCTGGATTTATAAGCATGTCAAGAACTTTGTTCCAATCTTCCATTGAATTATCAAGGTAATCTAATTGTATGTATCTAAAGCCATACGAATGATTATCATAAATGCCATCCTGATATTTTAAGAATGTATCTAAATGGCCGTCCTGTCTAAAGTCTAATTCTGTTTCAAAATATTGGCCGTCTACATTTACGCCGTTAATAGTTTCGGTTCTGTTTTCTAAAACAGTCGGCACGCTTATAATTTTTTCCCAGTTATGAAAAAGCAAATGTTTTATTTTTGCGCGGCCTGTAGAATTTACACCGCGTTCGTTCATAGACTTATCTAAATGCCCTTTTAACCCTACGTCGCCATCGTGGTCAAGATAATTATAAGACGTTGAAAAACCTGTTACAGTTCCTTTGCCGTTGTTCTCGCTAATGTCTTTTATTAATATACGATCATTCCCTTTTATTTTATAAGGGTTTGACATCTTTTGAATTTTTTGTTGTTCTATATTCATGATCGTGTTTTGTTTAAATATTCTGTTTCCCTCTCTTGCGCTGTCTCAGTTGTTATAATGCCCGCGTTAACTAAATCAATTAGCGATCTAGTATATTCGTAATAAGATTGTTCTTTTGCTTTGTGAACGGTTGCCATGATAGGCAAATGATCCCAAGACATGCGAATTTTTTTATTTTCTTGGCTATAATTAAATTCTGTTTGATAGGTATTTGTAAAGTCGTCACCCTCAAATTGTATTGATGACTGCGCCCATTTAACAAAGCTTTTTTCTTGGTTCTCAAAAGTACTACCAGATTTTAACCATGCCTCTGCTACATCGCGCGGTA